CTCAAGAGAACCGGTCGAAGAAACGAGGGACTTGGCTAGTCCAACGTCTACTCCGATGGTTTCCATTAGGTTTAGGTACTCCTTGGCCACGGCTTTGTCAGCGATGACAATATCGTCTCCGAGGACCGCGTATTCCGCGAACCATCGACGTCTTGCGTCCGCTTTCTTTGCAGCAAACTGCACCAGGGCATGATGAGTCATCGCGAGCATAGCCCACGATGACAACGCACCCATAGGCTGACCCACGGCATAGAAGACCTTTGTGAACCCCAAATTGTAGCTTTTGGCTACTTTCGGGAGTCCATAAGGCCGACTTACCAGGATTTGAGCCCACAAGTCCGCTAATTGATCACCTAAAAGCGGTCTCAGGATCTCTACCTGTATCACTACAGGTAAACGATCAGTAGCCGCCGATAGATCATATGAAGCGACCCACTCTTTCCCGACGAAGCGCTTGATCAGTCGCTCCACAGGAGCAACTTGATTAAACGTTCCATCAGTAGGAACAAGCCGCAACACTTGAAAGATCCACTTATGTAGAGGATCCATAAGTGCCTGAGTGATCAAATTCACCATGGCAAACACCCTTATCTTACCTGGCTCCTCAGAGAAACCTAGGCGTCCGAAAAAGAGAGGTTTCCCCCAGGAAGCCCTAACCCACTCCTGCCCCTCTAGGTGTTCCTTGCGGAATCCTTGGAGGAATTGAAGCGGACTAATGCTCCTTTTTATCTTTTTAACCTCACAATACCTAGCAGCCAGAACGGCAAAGCCGTTCCAGACCGCTTTGATATCGTGAAGAAAGGCACTGCTTTCCGTAAGAGTCAGCCATTGCTCGAGGGCTTTCGCCATCGACGGATCTAACCACCAGGTTATCAAATCTAGTGGCAGACCGACCATGGATGAGAATCCATGGCTATTCGGACTACTCTTCGTAATCGCAGGAATCCTTCTAACACCTAAGTCCCTATAGAGGGAGATCTCCATAGGTAACTTAGTTACCTCTTGGAGTCTCTCAAGGTACGTGGGTACCCACTCCTTCCATTGCACCATGAAAGATGATAAATCCTTCCCAGGCTCATAGATCGTCTTCAGTTTCAGCGTACCTTTAAAAGGGAGTACTCAGTACAGCCCAAATAAGGTTAGCCAAAACCGAATGATATCTATGTCACCCGTTGCGATTAAGCGACGGTGTTGAATAGGAATTACTCTTGGTATCCCACGTCGAGTCCGGGAGACATTGCACCCCAGGGCCCAGGGAGAGGCGTCTACGTGACCGCCTGCTATATGCTGTAGTAGCACATAACAAGTTTTCAAGTAGATAGCTGTTCCTCGGTGCCCTGAAGTCCGGAACAGGCCTGTCGCAACGATTGCGAACTGCCAAACCGCACGAACATAGCCAGCTGTTAAGTGCCCAAAGACTAACGGGATAACTCTCAGAGCTTGTCCCGCTAGTTTTGTCTTGGATTTTACTCCAAGAGACCAATCCATAGACTTCGTAACAAAACGCTTGTAAAGCATTGAAATGTTTTGCATGTGTTAAAATTACGAGTTGCTTGATTTTTCGGTTCCCCACTCCCTCCTGGGAGAGGTGGGCCGCAGGTCGCCTTAGCAGGCTTAGTGT